GGGATATTACTTAGTAGCCCGTTTTGATATCCTGCCACCATGTTTTGTTGCTGAGGGTTTGCAGGAGGTTGTCCGTTTGCTTGGTTATTCATAGCTTGTGCTAATTGGAACGAACCTCCTTGTGGAGTGGCTAATCCCAGATTGTTCTGATATGCGTCTAGCGCTCCATAACTAGCCAGATGCTGTGGAGCATTCAAAGCTTGAGCTTGATTGAATCCACCTGCTATCTGCTTCTGAGCTTGGTTGCTGTAATCCTGAACTGCGTTAACGGCCTGTTGTGTGTACTTCTCACCATATGGCAATGCTTGATTCAAGGTTTGCTGTAAATGAGCGTTGGCCTGATTGGCCCAATCGGAACTGTTAAAATTACTTAAATATTTACTTAGGTCTACACCATTACTGCCTATCATTCTTGTTCTCCAAGTTCCAACATAAATTGGTCCATTAGTTTTCCATTCTTTTTTATTGAATTTGTAAGCATAGCGACGTATACAAATCCAGCACGTTCTGCATATTTCTTAGCTGCGATATAGGGTGTTATGGCTAAAAACTTCTTAGCTCTTAAATGCTGTCTAGCCCACTGTGCCACAAGCACGGCCCATTCTTCTGAACCATTCCTTCTATACTTCGTATAGATCATAACGTGGGCATTCCACATTATATTGTTCATTGGTTCTAGGTTAATAAACCCAGCAACCGTTTCTTCTTGAAGCAGTGTAAACCATATTCCAACAGGAACATAGTCTTTGAATTCTGGACTGCCATCATATGATATGTCTGCATAAAAATCTGATAAGAATATGTGTAGTTCTCTAGGTGTAGACTGTTTAATAGCTTTCATATCACTGGATACCATATTGAAGTACTGTATGCAACGAACAATTTTTTTGACCCGGCAACAATTGTTGTTGCTGTGTTCAATCCTGCTCCTAAATTACTAGAACTGCCAGGAAAAACTTGTAACGTCTGTGCACCATCATTAATCACTAAACATTGACGACCGATAGTTCCTATAAAAGGTAATGTCACCGTATCATTTATATTAGCACAGATACTGATTTCGTTAATATCTCCCGTCAGAACACCTTGTCCTTGTGTTTGTGTCGTAGAAGCTGTAATGGACGCCACAGTGAATCTAGTTAGTAAATTATTCGCCATTTTAAGTCCAAGCCCTGTAAGGGTCATAAATCCTGAAGACGCTGACCAGGTACAAGAGTTTCCTACTCCTATTCCCATTAAAAAGGAACCTGCACTTGCAGCCAACTGATAGTTACTATCTTGGCCTCTCATATACGGAGTACCTCCCACTGCTCCAAAGTGGTACGCAGAGGTTGAACCTCCTGTCCAAAATAGTTTATTAAGATTATTGTCTCCCATGTTCACGTGTCCACCAACACTGAGATTACCTGATGTGTCTGTGAATAATCCAGGGACTCCTGCAAAGGTGCCAACACTGTTATATTGAAGCTGTGTATCTGTTCCACCTGGCAGTCCTGATATGGACGTTATATCTCTTATCTTAGTTTTTCTAATAGCATTACTAGCTGAGGTGACGGCTATCATTATTTCGTCGTCTAAACTGGCATGAGTACTTTCTTGATTGGTAATGTCAACACTAACGCCGTTGGCGTTGCTGACGTTAATTCCTGCTCCTGCTTCCACTGCCAGGGTTACATCTCCGGTGCCACCTCCCACCAGTCCTGCTCCCGCAGTTATCTTTGTTGTTGCAACCGCTGCTGCAATTGTACCGTCTGTAGATGCTGCCACAAAAGCTCGTAAGAATTCGTGCCAAACAGCTGATATGCGTCCTTCCTTGTCTGTAAAGGGAATGCTTTTTGATGGAATTGTATTTACAGACACTACCATTTTCCCATTGCTCCGTGAGCCACTGCTTGCATAATTATTATGTCCACAGGGTCGGATACAGAGAATTCAATCACCCAGTTTCGGGCTGTTCCCAAATTGTTTATTTTAACTCGCTGGTCATAATTACCTAGTTTTCCTAGTAGCAACATCTCTTCTGACTCAAACGTATTGCCTCCGTCCATAGAATATCTGCTCATCATAACTGGGTCGCTGCCTTGACCAGATGGAGTTCCCATTCCTGAATTAACATCAAACTCTAGGCTGTACACAGAAATCAAATTAAGTTCTTGGGAGAAAATAGAAGATGTTCGTTTTAGCAAACGGACCAATCCATCATCTGTACTTACAGAAAAATCTTCCTTGAAAATTTTTCCTGTATACCAGTCACCAAACAGATTCATTCCTTTGAATGTTGTAAAGCATCGTCCTCGGTACATATCCAATGGGCTGGTACAGTCGGAGCCCGTAACGGGTCGTTGACTCTGGCGTTCATGCCACATACTTGTGGACATATCATATACCAATGTGGTTTTTAATGCTGGCAGGTGCAGATGGTAAAAAATGTGTCCATCTGTTGAACTAACTACATATCCTTCTGCATCTTGATTAACTGAATTGTTTAATCGTTGAGATATGGCAGGTGAACTTAATGGTGTTAACGAATAGTCATGTCCCATCAAGTAAACTTCACTGCCACCAGTAGGGCTTTTACCTAAAAAGAAAATACCGCTTTGATGAACGGCTATGCTATCGCGTGCTGTCAGGCCAAAGTACATTGATGTCCTAGATTGGCGTATAAACGGCGTCTGTCCATCATTAATATACACTTCTATGGTTTCATCCCCAAAGCAATAGATTTCTTCACGAAATGTAACCACAGCTTTAGTAGCATCTGGTTTAAAGGTAGGGTTGAAAAAGTTGAATCCAGGCCATACTTGTCCTTGATTTAAATCACTGAAGTGCACTCGGCCATCATTAGCTGAGATGACAAAATAGCCATCTGCATAGTCAAGGGTTGTTCCACCAACATATCCCTCTGCAGTTACTCGCGTGAGGACATTGGTTGTTAAATTAAGTATGTAAGCAGCCAGTGGGTCTTGTATAAACAGTTCATTGTTACCATTACAGGACATATAAACTTTCGAACGACTGCCGGACGACATGCCCGCTAATGTGCCTAGGAGCACATTAGAGGCGTCGTAATTGATTTCGTATAGGTTGGTACCCACAACAGCGAAACAACGCTCCTGAGTGAGCGTAATGGCTGTGAACATGCCTCGAACAGACTCTCCTGTCAAATCAACGAAGGCAGACAATCCTGCTCTGGGGAACAGTCCTATTTGTGTTTTGTTCTTTTCTTGAGCTTTCGCATCGGTGATTTTTGGATACCAATTAATAGAACGCTGAGCATTCCAATCTTTGAATCTGTGTGCGTATGAGCCACCAAGGATATCAATTATCATTTGTGCCCACGTCCATTGTTTTCATATGGTGTCATATCGGGCAGTAAAAAAAAGGGTTCTTCATCATTATCAAATTCTCGTACAAGTTTCTTATATTCGTCTGCCATGCCTTTAATTAATGGCAGTTGTTCAAATTTTCCGAATGTTACACACAATTCTGTGGCCAGTCCATATATCAATGGCAGTGTCCATTCCGTAGGAAAATCCATACTATCTGTGGGGCTGTCAACATCTTGTATTGATTCATGATAGGTGAATTCTAATAGAACGCTTACATCAGCAGGACGAGGAAATAGGTACACTACTCCGGCATCTAACAGTTTGTCATAGTAGAAGTTTATTGGACGTCCATCTATGTTCTTAGCTGGCAGATTAAAATATTGGTCATAACCTATATTTGTCATTGTAACAGATGTGGTATTGTTTAAATCATATGCCCTCATATCGAGGATTCTCAGGGGTCTGTCGGCTATTTGATTCGTATAGGCCACCAGGGTATTACCTGCAGCTGCTGCGGCCGTCAGGGCCGCTGTAACCGTGATTTGCGTGGAAGAGTCTACCGAGACAATAGTAGTCCATTGTCTGGATTTATCATCTAGCTCGATGCCAACGTGGTCGGCTGTTGTCATTCCTATTGTTGATGTGACCGACAATATGGACTGTCCTGCTGCTAAAGCGGCAGACAATGTCGTATCAACATATGTATTGGCACAATGAGCTGAACTAGCAGAGTTCGAGACGCTGTATTGAGAAGTTTGATAAGATGGGAATAATGTGGCTTGTTTACGGTTCCACATCTGGATGCCCTCGGCTTGCCACATCTTTATCATGCTTTGGAATATGTCCACAGCATAATCGTGGTCAGCACCTCTGGCGGTTTGATTGATGTTAATCAGATTGACAAGCTGCATAGCTCGTTTAACTATTGTGTCCCTGTCTAGCGCGAAACTGTATTTCCCTGATCTACTCATTTATTTGTTACCTTGAATTACGCTATAGCCAAGAGTGTGGCTCGAAGTGTGATAGCTTGATTAGTTAACGCCGTTATTCTTGTTGTATCACCTTCCCTTAAAGCACGAATAGATTTTAAATCAATAGTGTCCAGTTGGTCATATATCGGCTGGTTAGCAATCTTGTTTTGATTAAAGGTGTATTGTTGAGCGAACTGTACAGTCCAAGCATCAATGTCTGCTTGTGAAGGAGCAGTTGTATTTGGCAGATTCCACTGTTGTATTTCTGGTCCATTTCCCTCTCCATAATCTGCTAATATTATATCTTTCATAAAATCAGCATTAGGATACTTTAATTGTAGCACTTTTGGCAAATTCATTATCTTCTCCTTCTGGCTTCTATTTTTCCATACCCGCCCATAGTGTCTACACTAAAAGCTGCTCTAGTTGATAAATATACGGTTGTTGTAGTAGCTACGGAAACTCGCAGTCTGGAAACTAAAAAGGAAAAACTAGATCCTGGCACTTCACCTGCGGTAGAATTTTGAAATTTCATATATAAATAAGAGGCAGGCAATGTCGCGCTAGTTGTTGAAATCCACCCAAAAACTTGAACAACATTAGTTGTTACCGCTGGAGTTAACCCTACGACTCCATCTACATCCCAATCTCCTGCTGTCAATGATATTGAAACTATGTCCTTGTTTGTAGTTGTGGTTAAAGAAGAAGGAGTAGATGCATCAAGCACCGCAACTACTGTTGCTCCAACACTTCCTGCTGCTGCACTGTCGTTTGTCGTTGTACCTATAATACCTGACGTAGAACTAAATGCTAAACTTGATGCAGATGCTCCACCTAATGTAGGTGTAACTAACACAGGACTGGTACTTCTTACTAAGCTGCCTGAACCTGTTTGTCCCATGGCTGCAGGTACATATATATCTACATTCCATACAGTATTATTAGTACCTGTTATTGCAATACTTCGTAACTCTAAGGTGGAATTAGCTTGTACGATTTGAATAACATTAGCACCTGAGGAATTAACCGTCACATTATTACTAGAAATATTAACAATTCTATAAGATGTTCCCAGTGCTAATGTTGAAACAACAGGCATGTTAACAATTTGTGTGGCTGAACCTGTGAAAACCTGGATTTCTGTTGAAGCTACTGTAAGAGTTGTGGTGGTTGCAGCCGTGGCTGTAGTTGTGTATCCTGGTATAAGATTATTAGCTGAAAAATTATTACTGCCATCCAGACTGTCTGAAGCAAAGGTAACAGGGCTGATGGCTGTACAAACTTTAAGAACTGCACCACTATTAATGTCTAACCATATATCACCAATGGCTAATCCATCGGCAACAGCCGGGGTAGCTGTTTGTTTAAACACTGTCATTTGATTGTGCGATTTAACCCAGCGAGCCATTTAAATGCTCCTCTTATTTAATGTCATCATATTAAATCAGTCCTCTTTCTTCATATAGATAGTAATATCATATCCATCACCTACGGCTGTATTTGCAGTTGTTAACAAAATGTCGCCAGTGCCTCCAGTGTTCACTCCTTCATTTCGAGCATGTTTTCCATCTTCATACCAATCTATCTTTCCAAAACCCTGCAGAACAGCTATGGTTTCATCAACCGTTTCGTCCCATGTTAGTGTGACTCGTATAGAGGAAACATCATATACAATCTTCTCTATTGTAAGATTAGCTGGTTCCGAACCTGTAGTACCTATAAGGGTGCTTTTATCCACCTTGACTACATTAGACTCTCCAGTGCCATCAGACAAACTTGTCAGATGTATAACTAGTTTAGTTGGTGACTCAAATAAAGTTTTTGTTGTGACAGTATCTGCCATTTTATGTTACTCCGTTTTCTGGGTTAATAGGGTTGGTTCCATTAGATACGTCTGTGTCTCCAGGTCGTGTCCAGGGAACGCTCTTTGAGGTGGGGGTTTTATAGGGGATAAGACCGTAGTCTATTTTATCAACGTCATTAGGACATACAATGAGTCCTCCTCGGCCCGTGTAAGTTGATAACTTACTGGCTTCCGAGGCGTAACATTTCTGTCCACATAAATCACAAAAAACCACCCAGTCGCCTAAGCGAATGTGGTTAAATCGGTCTGTCATTAAGGAAAGTTTCCCTCTAATTGGTTAATTATAAAATCAATTAATTTTTCTGTTCTGCCTGCAAAAATCATCTCAATAGGTTCTTGATCACCTAACAGAGGATTCGAGGTGTTCATCCAAAGCGTTGTTTTCTTTTCATCTTTGAAAAAAGTGTTAACCAATTGGGAGACATTAGACAAGTCTTGTATAACTGTTATAATGAACGGTTCAGATTCTTTCATACATCTTCCTGCGTAAAATCAAAACAACTGGTAGCGGATATACGAATTGCACGTATGACCTTGAGAGTATGAATCTCCTGCTCTACTACTGAGCTAATCCGCATTATTTGGTACAATTTAAAGAGCTGTCCTTTAAGCACTGGCCAGTGCTCTCTGTGTACTCCTAGTTTTGGCTAAGCAATTTTAGTCGACTTTCGGAGATCTACACTCTAGCTAATGAGGCTAATTTCTCGTCCCTCCTTTCGGCGTTCCGAGCGGGCATCATCCCTAGTGCAGTACTTTATCCTCGCCCATAAACTCTGAGGATTATTCAGTCATAAGACAAATTCAAAGACAGCTTTTTAAAAGTGCTTGCCACGAGCGATTTCTGCAAGCTCTGTATTCTCAGACGTTCTCACCCCTGATTGTACAGCTCCACCTGAGAAGATCAGTCTCTCAAAAGGACTTGGTGGCATTGCCCTCCGGGTCATTTGTGCTTTTTGTGATAAAATCAGAAAAGAGGCCACCCAGGGTTTCGTGGAACATTCCAATTCCACTACATATAGACAAGGGTAGCTTTTTTTCAGTCGAGACTGAAAAAAGATGTTACACGTTTATATTCGTCAGAATATAAAGAGGTGATTGTCTTGTCTAACTTTATTATAGACTATTCCTTACGGAATGTCAATAACTATTTATTATGGTACGTCTACACCTTGTGATATACCTGTCAAGTGTCCTGTTGCAAGACCATTTAGACCTAGCACTTTAACTTGGGCGGCATCTGCTACGGTGATATTAGTGAAACCTGATAACATCGGATTTCGCACTAGCACAACACCGTTAACAACGG